CTAGATGAATGCATTGAAGATATGATTCAATGCTTAACAGAAGGTAATCAATTAACAGATGATGAATTTCTTTCCATATTGGGAGAAATCAATTACACTTTTAGTAGAATACTAGCAGGAAGCATGGGTAAAACATCTTATAGTAAAATTGCTATGATTACTGGTGTATTAGAAAATATCAAGCAAGAGTTTTATCGTAGAGTAGCATCCCCATACGAAGAATTAAAAATAATTCAAAACGGCGACATAAAAGAGTATAAATCATGCCAGTAGACCCAATATTAAAAGCTATATTAGAAAATCAAAAACAAATAGCCTTAATACAGAAAGAACTAAAAGACCTAAAAAAGGGAATAAAAAATATTGATGGCAAGATCAACACAATACATGATAAAATTCAAGAATTTGAAGTCGTTTTTGATGCTGCTGAAATTATAGAAGATGAAATAGAAAGACATAGAGATTATGAATCAGAATGGAATCCTTATGACGATGAGGATTTTGAGCCAGAGGATTATGAGGACTATGAAGAATACAACGACGACGATGATGATGACGTAATCCGTGGATATTGAGGATTGGTTAGAAATACTTGATGATGACGATATAGAATATCCTCTATTGTGTTCAATGGATAATATCTGGACTCCACCAGAAAATAAAAATTAATGCTTGACAAGCCAAATGGTCGATGGTATACTTAGGCTATCACAGGACAATTTTCTTTTTTGGAGACTACACAGATGAAACTTGCAGATCGTACCGTTGAAATTCACAGTCGAGGCATGGACAGTGCTAATCAGTTCACAATCGCCCAGACCAGCAAAATGTTTAAGATCCTTTCGGACTCTTTATATTCCGATAAGGTTATGGCAGTTATCAGAGAACTGTCTACTAATGCTTACGACGCTCATATTGCAGCAGGCAACCAGAATCCTTTTAAGGTTACTTTGCCTACCTCATCTAACCCTAACTTTACGGTGAGAGATTATGGTACTGGACTTTCTCAAGAGGATATGGAAGAACTCTATACGACTTATGGGGCTAGTAACAAGAATAACAGTAATGATTTTACTGGTTGTCTTGGTCTTGGTTCTAAGAGTCCATTTGCTTATACTAAGAGTTTTAGTACCACTTCTTACTTCAATGGTAAAGCATACAATTATATAGCGGCTATGGATGAGAATGGCGTTCCTAGTCTCAACCTATTCGGAGTCAGTGATACTAACGAACCTAATGGTCTTGAAATTAGTTTTGCAGTAAAGCAGTATGATTATCAAGAGTTTAATCAGAAGGCCAAGAGGATCTATCACTACTTTAAAACAAAGCCTATTGTAGAAGGTTCGGTTGATTCTGGTATGCAGGATCACTCTTACTCTTACCACAATTATGTGATTGATGGTGATGGGTGGAAGGTTGGTCGATTGTCTGGTGATAGCGGGCAATTTCCTTCATCGCACCATAATGCTGGTGGAGTTGTTGCAGTCATGGGAAATATTGCATACCCAGTTAGTGCCGATAAGATTATTGGTGAAGAAGAAGAGACTACTAATAGCAATATTCAAAAGTGGAATCGAACTTTCAGAAGGGCAGATGTTGACAACTGGAAGAACCTAGTCAGAGAGATTCTTAATGCTGGCCTATATCTACAAATCCAATTTGATATTGGTGAATTGGAGATGGATGTTAGTCGAGAAGGTTTGCAGTACACTAAGGGTGTGATCAATGTGCTGCGTAAAAAGACTCAAGAAATTTATCTTCAACTCAAGGAAGATATGACCACCAAGGTTGCAGAATGTACCAATCTGGTACAAGCATATCAGACATATTATAGTCTGAGTGATCTTGCTGGCGGGTATAGTGCGGGTGCTAGTTGGACTGATCCTGACGGCAAAACGCATGAACTGTCTAGTGGTGTAGACCTTGAATATAAACTAGGTAAGCACAAACAACTATATGCAATGAATTTTAGGTCTGCTACACATCGTAGTCGAAGGCTTGTGTATCTTACAGATAAAATCCACAGCGAAACTCTCAACGGTAAAGGCAGTAATTACTACTGGAACGCATCAACTAGAAAAGATAAGATTGTATTTTTCCAGTGTGATACTAGAAGTGCTGAGAGTGCCAAGAAGATAGTCACCAAGTATTGCAATCTCAATAATTGTTTTGGCTATCTTATGGTGGATAGCGAAAATCCTGAGACACATTCTGGTAAGGGTTTTGACGATATTATCAAGGATGTTGGTGCTAATAATATCCTCAAGGTTTCAGATTATCGTAGTCTACTGAAGTCTGGGACTCGCAAAAGTAGAGGAGTCTCTGGTAGAATTAGTGCTGATGAAATCTTTATTATCTCAAACTCTAAAGATTGTGATAGTCATTGTAATCGCCTGTCCGGTAAAAGTCTTAATGATTCTGACCATCTTAGAGAATTGTCTGAAGAATTGCTTAGTAGTCTGGAAGATAGTGAGCAGATCCTATATATTCCAATGACTAGATATGCAGCAGAAGAAGGTCATATCAGTATCTTTAATGTATACAGAAGGCTGTTGCATAAAGAAGAAGATAATTTACTCACTAAGATTTGCAAAAATAAGAATGTGTTTGCAATCAAGAAGGCTTCTGTAGATAAACTCAAGAAGCAGGGCTATAATCTTGTAGACTTTACCAAGTGGATTAAGCCCAGAGTAGAACATCTTGTGGAAAAGTTTTCTAAGGCAACTGCTAAGTATGAGGCCATCATGGATTATTGTCAGGATCAATATAGTTCCAATGATGAAACTTCTACAACAAGATGGAACAGTACTCATACGGACAGAAGGATAGCATATCATGTTGTCAATATGTGTGGACTGAACTATCGAGAGATTATTCAGAACTCTAAACTGTCGGATCTTATTGACCAGTGGATGGTAATGGAATTTTTCACCAACCATGTGATGATGGATGAGAAGTTCAAGAGTATTAAAAAGGATGATTATCTTGCTCATATGACAAAGATTTTGCATCAGTATGATCTGAATGGTTGCGATCCAGCCAAGATTAAAGACAACCATGTAAAACTTATGAATCTTTATACGCAGATTCAAGCGGTATATGGTTCATACGATGAATTTGAAGTATCTGTAGATGTGTCGAAATATACCAGCAAGATTGGAAAAATGTCAGACCTGAGAAAAAATCTTCAAGCAGAGGTTGACAAATCACCGATGTTCAAGTATATTGTTAGTGCGGTCGATGCAGAAGGCATACGAAATATCGCCAGCAAGGCATTTGTACCAGACCATTACTATGGATACAGAAGTGAGTGGTATGCTGCAAATGATCGTGAAGGTTTGGGTAAAGATTTAGGTAAATTGGTTTAAGGTTTTTAATCACAGGAGTTTTAATAATGAGTGTTCCTTTTATGTGGGTTGATGGTAATTTGACGGTGATCTTGGCGAACAAGGCTCACCAAGTTCTTCCAGATCATACAAATTACAAGTTGATTCTGGAGGCTCTACCAACTGCGACAGAAGATGAGTTGCTGGGATTGGTAGACATTGAAAAGGCAGTTGCAAATTATAGCAACGGTCAGGTTGAAGTTAAGAACGGGCGAGTTCTCTTTGAGGGCGAAGAAGTTCATGGAAGTATTAGTAAGCGAATTCTAGAGTTTATGAGCAAGGGTCTGCCTTTTGAGCCTCTCGTAAATTTCTTGAAGAATCTTATGGAGAATCCAAGTATGCAGAGTCAGACTGAACTGTATGATTTCTTGGAGCATGAAAATCTTCCTATCACTGAGGATGGACATTTCCTTGCATACAAAGCAGTCCGTAGCGACTTTAGGGATAAGTGGAAAGGTGAGTTTGACAACAGGGTAGGTCAGGTCTGCACAATGCGTCGAGCAAAGGTGGACGATAATCGCTCGGTGGGATGCTCTCAGGGACTTCATGCTGGTGCATTGAACTATGTGGCATCTTATGGAAGTGTTGAGGCTGGCGATAAGATCGTTATCGTTAAGATCAATCCTCAAGATGTTGTGAGTGTTCCTAGTGACTGTAATTGCGAGAAACTTCGTACTTGCAGATATGAAGTAGTCGGTGAGTATCAAGGCGAATTGCTCAAACCACTTTACAAGAGCGAGTTTGCTGAAGATGAATACCACGATGATGAAGATGATAACATCTACGACCAGTATGATGAAGATTACTGGGATCAGTATGATGAAAATGACGAAGAAGAATACGACGATTATTGATTCTGTGATTGGATGGGTGAGCAACTTGGGCTATGGCGGTTCGATCCCGCCACATCCTCTTGAGCCGCAAATGATGGTGGCGTTCACTGTCCCGGTTCTTTGGTTGATTTGATAGGAATTTGAATGATGACTACTTTTAGTAATGACCTTGGTTTTAACCCTTTTGACAAGACTAATGATGGGGCTAGTGAAGTAATGGGCGGGAAATTTCTTGACTCATTCGATCAACAGCATATCTTTTGCTACAACGGAAGTCCACGCAAAAAGATTAGCAGTATGAAGCATACGCAAAATATTACAGAGGTTTATGAAGCAAATAAAAACTCTGGTTCTGATGCTTACTTCTATATTAATGGTGGACGTAAGCAGTATGCGATTGATAAAATCG